GCAAATCAATTAATTTATCAGTTGTATCTCCAACACTTTTTATTAATTGTCCTGCAACTTCATATGCTCTCGGATGGTCACTTCCTTGTGCTACTTCAAGAATACCATTAAGTGCCTCTTGTCCCTTTTCAATTAAAGAATATAAATTACCTCTTGAATATTCATAGTCAAGAGTAGAGTCTTCCTTTTTTTCTACTTTTTCAATTTTATTTTCTTTTGGATTATCAACTGGTTCAATATCCAAAAATTCATCTATTTCGTCAAACTTACTCATACGTCAACTCCTTTTGTAGGACTGAATGTTCTAAAGTCAGGTAAATCAAACCTCTGTTCACTAAATCCAAAGTCATCACCAACTTCAACAAGTGCATCATCAGCAGCATTTACTGCATCAATTACATCACCGTTTATATGAGTATCTATAGTTGTTCCATCTTCACCACGCTTTACTGTAATATTATTTCCATCAATTTCTTTAATAAACATCAACTCATCACCGATTGCAATGTAAGTATCTACAACTAAACTTGCAGTATTTTGTACCAAGAATTTCTTCTGTGTCTTTGTAATATCCTCTGCAAGTCTTGTAACTCCATCATCATTATAATCCTTAAGTGCTCTGGGTGTAGCAACATATCTCTTAAATCTTTGTGCAGTTTTGGTATCTGTATTTGCGTGATAGTCAACTTGAACTTTCTTGATAAGACCTGTACTAGAATCTGATACTGGGCCAAATAAGTAAGTTTTTGCAGTAAATCCTAATGTATGAGTTATAACTCTTTTTTGTTCAAAACCACTATCGTAATTATCATCAAATGTAACACTATCCAATACCATTGGTATATCTCTTTTCTCACCTATTGCTTTGACTAAATCTACAGTTAAATTAAATGATGGTTGAAAATATGGTAATATCTGTTCAATAATTTGCAGAGAATCTTCGTTATATTGAGTCATTGCATATAACTTAAAACTTAAATTATATGGAACTGGCATAAAAACTTTTCTTGCACTTTTAGATCCATCTTTTGTAAATGCTTTGAAAGTTTGCATTGTCGAAACTTTTCTTGCAGGATCATATGATATTCCATCCATTTCAAATGCTAGACGAGGTAAAGTTATTGCAACTCTCTTTCTTAAATCTGGTTTCTGTTCTAATCTTGCTAAAAACTTTTCTGTTGGGCCATAAGCAATTGGAACTCTTACAGTTGAAAATGCACCACCTGCAGCAGTTTGGTGTTTAATATCAATTTCATTAAAAAGTGTACCAAAGGCTATAATAGTCCTTCTGATTATTTCATGGTAATAATAGGTTCCTAACATATCTTAAACAGGACTTATCCAAACTATTTAGAAATCACCGAACGGATTGTCTTCAGAAAAGTCAATAATTGAGTCTGCTTCTGATTCTACAACTATATTTTCGTTGTAATTATCATATTCATCTTGATCAGATACACTTCTAACAATGTACTCAGAATCTGAACCTAATAAAGTTGTTCCAATACCAACAACTGATTCACCAGGTGCAAATCCGACACCACCAACATTTGTAACTTTAAGTATTCTATCATCTCTATCCCAATCAGCAACGATTGCTGTTGTTCCTGTTGAAACTCCTCTAACAAGTTCTTTAAACTGATAATTACCAGTTGCTAATCCAGCTCTCGCTGGTGGATCTATTGTTAAAGTTGGAGTTGCAGTATATCCGATACCTGCAAATGAGTATCTTATAGAAGCAAGTTGACCAAGAGTGTTAATTATTGCCACTGCCTTCGCAGTTGATCCAATTCCAATATTAGTGTCCAATCCAACAGCATTAACAGTGATATTCGGAGTTGTAGCATAACTTGCACCAGGTTGATTTATAGTTGGTGTTGATATTGTTCCCTCTGCTATTACTGCAGTTGCTGCAGCACCAGTTCCAAATGCATTTTGACTTCTAATTGTAACAGTTGGTGTAACTGTATAACCAAAACCAGGATTTGTTAGTTCAATACGATCTATTGATTGACCAGTTTGACCAACTCGACTGGTCATAATCGCAACAGCAGTCGCATTAATACCAGCACTTGGTGCCGATGATATACCAATTAGTGGTGGTAACGTATACCCTGTTCCATCATTTAGTAGGTCAAGAAATACAACACCTTTACCAATATTAGTATTACCTGCATCCTTAGATAATTGGACAGTTGCTGACGCTGTTGATGCAGCAATACTAACCATACTTAATCTTGTAGTAAATCCAAATTCAACTGCTGCTCTATCCACTTCTTCAATTCCAACATCAATATCCTCATCAAGAGCATAATCCATGACCTCACAACTAAGAGTGTAAACATAAAGATTATTTAATTGATAAAATGGTTTCTTTCCTTCAACATACTTAATTTCAAACATCGTATTATCAAGTGGAAAATATATTAAATCTCCTTCTTCAGGTCTTGATGCTAATTCTATTTGATTATCTGAATTTAAAAATGGACTAATAAAATCTTCATATCTTTCTTTTGATATAACAAATGTTACTGCATCTGTAGTTTGAACTCCAAATTTTTGTAAGATATCTCCACTACCCTCAAATCCTTGATAATTTAAAAGATATGCTTCCATACGATAAGCATCATCAAATGTAGAGGCAACAACCTCTTTCATGATGGTCTTTTTGTTTATAATTTTACGAGGAAGATAAACTATATCTTGCCCATAAATTTTTAACTGCTCATTGATAAGATCTTGAACTAATCTCTGTTCACTTGAAGATCCTTGTAAAAAATACGGAGAAAGTGGCATAACATTATCCTATGAGATCAAGTGGTGGTAATTCGTATTCTGTCTTGAGTGTGTTTTCTAATTCTTCTAATTCACGAATTGCATCTTCATAAATTTGCCTTCCATTTAATTGAACTCCACCAGGCAACATCACACCTTGGAACTTAATTAGATTCATTCCCCATTGCTTCTTAATTAGTGATGTTGCATATTTCTTTAACCAGAAATCATTATAAACTTTAGGTGCATCTGCTGGATCTAAAAGACGATAACCATCAATAATTATAAATGTATCATCTGATAAATTTCCAAAATCAATATCTAAGTATAATCTACCCCTTTTTTTATTAAATCTCAATTGTGTATCTGGAGTAATAATACGACTTAAATCTTCTAGATATGTTTTTGTCATTGCATAATTTAAAAGATCAAGTGCACCATAGTAATATAAGTCATTTAAAAATATTTGATATTTAATATTAAATAAACCACTAGATATTGTGCTTGCATCCATCTTAAGAACTCTTTCTACACCTAATACATGATCTGGTAACTGAATAAAGTTTTGACTTTCTGTAAATGTTGTTGTGGTTATACCAACTGTAGAATTTGCAGTTGTCGTGGTAATTCCAGTTTTTAATGTTTCTCTATTTTCTTTTGTAATTTCATGTTTTAATAACATTCTTTCAACACCATCAAAATGACGATCTTGAAAGTACTGAAGAGCATCATCTATCAGATCTTCAATTTGATCCTCATCCACATTAACTTCCAGCACAGGATATCCTAATCTTCTTAGGCAATAATCAATTAATTCCTGTCTAGTGGATGGTTTGCTCATTTTTTCTCCTTTTTCTTATCTTCTTGCAATTGAAGCATTTCTTTTTGTAAATCCATGTATTCTTTTGTCATAGATTCCATTTTTGCCTCTAATAAAATATTCTGATTAACTAATGTTGCTAATTTTTTATGATAATGATTAATCAAAATGTTCACATCAACTTCACTGTTCATAGTATTAGAATTGACCTCCATCTATTGTTGTTGTCCACTTCGGTACGCCACTGGCATCCGTTGTGAGTATAAAGTTAGAAGTAGTTATACCTGCAGTTGTACCTGCAGAAACCACTGATTTACCTGTATTGTCAAAGTACAGAATTCCATTTCCAGATGATGCGTAATCATGGTGTTGGAAATAGATACCTTTTATATCTAGGAATCCTTTTGTACCACTTATAACATTACCAGTGTTAGTAGCCTCTGGAATATATGTAAATGATCTTGCTGGTGCATTACTTTCTTCACCTGCACTGTCATTATAACCAAAAAATCCAGTTTTGTTATTTCCTACTCCAGTTCCAATGTTGTAGTTAAAAGTAATACCACGGTCAGTGTTGGTGTCAAATCCATGAACAACTGTTAACTGTGAGTTGGTTCCTATACCAGCAGTTGTTTGTCCATCAATGAATACAGTGGAAACACCAGCAGATGAAGTATAAGAGTGTATAGTTGTTGTACCTGCACCAGGAAGACCAGTTCCAGATATTGTATCTCCAGTGTTGATACCTACGATTGAATCTAAAGTAATTGCAGATGTTCCAGATCCGACAATTGCTACCACAGTTCTCTTACTTGTTACATCACCAATATTCATTATTGGATCGTTCAATGATGTATTTGTAGAGTTAACGGTGGTTGTAGTTCCATCAACTTGTAAACTACCTTTGATGACAACCATACCATCACTATCCAGACCATCTGGATATGGATCAATGAATATTGTATTATTAGCACCAGATTTAGATCTAATTACATTAGATGAAATACCAATATTATCAACAATAAACTCACCAGTACCAGGAGTAATTATCTCAACAGGAACATTGTTATAAACCCAACCTTTACCTGTTACCTGAATTAAATCTGTTCCATCTTCATCATATTCGATACTTGAGTCTTCACTTGCACCAAAAGTTAATTTAGTATCGTCATTAATAATTACTTGACCAGAACCATTCGTTACTAATTTTATATCCCCATCAGTATTATTTGAGTATATTGTGTTCCCATCAATTGTAAGGTTATCTACAGTCCAACTATCTACTCTTGGTAAAACTTGAGATGCATATGCTGGCCCAAAACCTGAAGCACTACCACCAGGATGTCCAGTGTAGTCAACTGCTAAAATTGGTATAAATCCGTTTGCTGTCGTACCACTATTAGCATTTGTCTTACCTCTAACTTCACCTGGTGCATTTCCTATTAAATCAGTAAAATATTTACCACCAATAACTATTGGATTTGGATCTGGACTCGTATTATCTCCAACAAATAGTCTCGAACCTAGATTCCCACTAGTACCAGGTGCAATCGTAACCGCTAGTTCTCCATAATTTATGGTTGATGGAGCAGCATTGCCAGTCGATCTTTTTACTCGTATTATGCTGGCCATTTAAAAACTTCCCCCATTAATGTTTAAATTTTGTGTTGCTCCTGGTGTTAGTTCTAATGTTGCTTCAAATTTACTCGTTGATGCATTGAAGACCAATACCATTCCATTTTGTAGACCACCAGATATATCTACGTCTGATAATCCACCTAAAGTTCCTCCACTACCAGATAGAGAGGATATAACTTTATTAGCATTTCTTGAACCGACTCTGACTTTTATTTCAGACATTTTAATTAACCTGTAGTGACTCCAGCAGTAACAATCGCACTTCCACTAACAATTCTTGTTTTTAAAGAACCATCATTTAGTAAAACATCATAACTGTATCTACCTGCTTTCAAAGCAGACGTAATTGAAGATCCTAAAGCAATTTTCAATTGTCCTTGAGTTCTATTTGGAAACGACACCGTGAATGATGCCTTATCACTTAATGAAGCAGGATGTTTTTTTAGTTTTGATATGGCTGAGTAACCTGTCAAATCTAAAGGTGAGTTTGCCGAATCTTCCAAATTAAAAATTTGGTTGAAGTCAGCACCAGCATCAATTACTATGTTACTAATATATGCTGCCATTATTTAACTAATTAGAATCTATCTTGGAATATTTATAAATCATTTATCCATAATATTTCGGAGAAGAGTTTTTATCTCATCCATATCTTGTTTTAAAGAATCCAAATCACTACGCATATCATCAAATTTCTTCTTTTCCTCGTACTTTTTTTGAGAAAGTTTTAAAAATTTATCAAATTCACCTTGATTTTGGTTAACAATTGCATTTGAATCTGTATCTCTAACAAGAGAAACATCAGATTTTACTTTTAAGTACTTATCCATTAATCAATTTGAAATGATCTGAGTGCGATTGATCTAAAGTTTTTAATTCTAGGTGGTTTTGCTTGATTTGTAGATGTCATTACAACTTTAATCATGAATGATTTAAATTGAGCTGTATTCTCTGCAGTAAATTTATATTCACTAAAGGTATCTCTAGTTCTATTTGGATTTACAACTTTATCAGGTGATCCATTAGTATTAAATGGTATGTAAGTTGAATGGTCATCGTCACCATCTCCTCGAATTAATTTATAGAATACCCTAATGTCACCTTCTGCCTCTCTATGTCCATCAAACTGAACAAATAGTGAATTTGAAACAAATTCTAAGTTAATCATTTTTGTTTCGTATATTGCAGTATTTGGATCAGAACCAGGTATTTTAGGTCTACTATCAGTTTCAAAATTATCTACATTGTTATCAACTAGATTACTTATTGCAATTATATTTGGATTTTCTAAATCAACTACTGGGGAAACATCAGGGTTATCAGTTAAAAGTGTTAACTCTAAAGCAAATGACTTCTCATTATTAAGTAAATTATATTCATTTGCCTTTGAAGCAATCATTCTCGGATCATCAAGGTAATTTAATTTGTTTAAAGCAACGCTTTCATAACCTTTGTCTGTAAATGATCCTTCATTACCACTTATACTTGTTCCAGATGTAGTTTTAATTCTAGCAGATAGATTTGTTCCTGTTGGTGTCAAAGAGGTTATTTGTGGATCAATTGCTTCAAAAGGAATATTTTGTGAAACATGAACCGCACTACCACCACCAGATTTAGTTGTAATAAATGATGGTTCAGTTTCTAATCCAGTAGTATTAATACCAACAAAGTAACTATCAAATGTTTTCTCTCTAGGATCAATATCGTGCTCTTTATTGATTTTTCTTAAAGATACACCGTTAAACTCATACTTATAAACTAAAGTATTTGCTGCATGATTTGATTTTAAACTTGAATCAATACCTCTATCAGCACCATCAATAGTGATTGTATTACCTGATATTGTATCATATTCAATAATTTCTTTATCAATAAGAAGGAAACCAGGATTTCCAACTCCTACCGCACTACCTTCAAATGTCGTAAAGTCAGTTCCACTTGAAAGACTGATTGTCGTAGAATCATCATCAATATTATTAGTTAATACGGTTGGAGTTCCATCAGGATGGAAGTTAGAAATCCTAACTTTATTAGTGCTTGAATGCATCCCGTGATTCTTATGATCAAACTGTAAAGTATAACCATCTCTTATCGAATCTGGATTAACTGTAGTAATAGTACTATTTGCAATAGTGGTTTGAGTTACACCAGTAGCATAGTGAACTATGTCTCTATTAGATTTA